CAGAGCAGCCAGAGCAGCCAGAGCAGCCAGAGCAGCCAGAGCAGCCAGAGCAGCCAGAGCAGCCAGAGCAGCCAGAGCAGCCAGAGCAGCCAGAGCAGCCAGAGCAGCCAGAGCAGCCAGAGCAGCCAGAGCCAGTCAAGAAAAGCAAAAAGTAAGGTGAGCCATGCTAAAGCTGGAATTGGTGAAAGAGCATTGCCGCCTGGAACCTGATTTCAGTGCGGATGACACCCTAATCGGCGTCTACATCGGTGCGGCGAAAAAGCATGTTGAGACGTATACCCGCCGCACCCTTTACGCCAGCGAATCCGACCCCGGATACGATACCGACGAAGATCACCTGCTGCTGGATGATGATGTGCGCACAGCAATGCTGCTTTGTATAGGTCATTGGTACGCGAACCGTGAGGCCGCGATTGTTGGCATGTCGGCATCAAAATTGCCGCTGGCTGTTGAGTCTTTACTCCAACCCTATCGGATTTATGGCTTATGAAATCATTACGCGCAGGTTCTCTGGGGTTTCGCATCAAGCTTCTACGCCCCGTTACACTTCGCGATGATCAGACCGGCGCACCGGTCAACTCCTACGAGTTTGTCGCCGAGGTCTGGGCGGATGCGGAGCCAATCTCCAACCGAAAAATTCGTACGGGTGAACAGGGGCAGGTGGTAGAAACCATGCTGTTTACATTGCGGCCACGGAACGAAATTACCGTTGATTGGCAGGTGGTTTTTCAGCAGCGAACTTTTACCGTTCGTGCGCCTGACCGTTCACAGCGAGACCGGCTGTTAATTACGGCGGAGGCAGATATTCGTCATGATCGAGTATGAAATCAAAGCGGCACTGGAGGCACTAACGAGCCTGCCAGCGTATCCGCTGCTGTTGCCTGACCCGGAACAGGAAGGCGTAACGTATCAGAAGGTCAGCAACCCGAAAGTTGATACCGGGCTAGCCAGCACGGCACTGATTCAGGGGCGCTTTCAGGTCGCGCTTTATGTCATCGGCGATTACGCGCGCCTCATTGAACTGGATAAGGCTATTTGCGCCGCCTGGGAGAGCATTCAGCACGGGCATATTGGGCGCTGGCCCGTTCAGACAGTGACACGCGGCACGATGCAAAAGGGAGCAACCACCCTTACCAACAATAGCGTTCAGTACCGGCTGGTGCGTGATTACGTCATCTGTTACCCGGAGGACGCCACATGATCAGCATAAACGTTACGGGCCTTGATTCTCTGGAGCGCCAGCTAAAGGCGATGGGAGATGAAGCGGTCAAGGTGTTGCGAGATGCTGGGCGAGCGGCGCTGGAGCCGGTGCTGGAAGACATGAAACAGCATGCCGGTTTTGATGAGAGCAGCACCGGGCCGCACATGCGAGACGATATAAAAATCCGCAGTACGAGCCGCATGAACGATCCTCGTTATTTGACGGTAATGACATTCAAGGTCGGCCCGAGCAAGAAGCATCACATGAAGGCGCTGGCGCAGGAATTCGGCACGGTTAAGCAGGTTGCCGCACCGTTTATCCGCCCGGCGCTGGACTACCACAAAACCCAAGTATTACGCATCCTGGCGGCAGAACTCCGCTACGGCATCGAAAACCGGTAGCGACCGCTGCCACAATCATTAAGTGAGGGAAATTATGGCTGATAAAACGTCGCCAGAGTACGCCATGCTTCCGGCTGGCACGGTTGTTAAGTGGGGCGCTGTCGGCGCAGCACCGACGGCCATGAAGGCGCTGGTTAACTGTAAGGCTGTGGGCGAGATGGGGCAGACCGGCAGTTTTGTCGATTGCACGACCCTTATCGACACCACAAAGCAATTTATCTCCGACCTGCCGGAAGGCGCGGAGAAGTCGATCGGGTTTATCGACGATCCATCCAATACCGATTTTGCGGCGTTCCTGACCGCAGCGGACAACCGTGAAACCGTTCAGTTCTATATTGAGCTGCCGAACGGCCGCACCTCCACCTCGATCCTCTCGCTGTCCGGCTGGAAGATGAACGAAATCACCGCTCCGGCGAGTGAAGTCATTCAGATCACGGTGCAAGGCAAGCAGAACAGCAACACCTGGGGAGCTGTAGCCCCAAAGGTGTGATCAGCGTGACTACCCAGCCGAAGAGCGCTGATCTGGCAGTCGGGGGCAATTTGTCCCTGACTGTTGCGGCTACCTCCAGTAACGGCAAGCCCGTTAAATACCAATGGCAGAAAAACGGCACTGATATCAGCGGCGCAACCTCTGCCACCTATACCAAAAACTCAGTTGTGGCGGCGGATGCTGGCGCTTATCGCGTGGTGTTGTCTGCCGAGCGGTCAGACACCATCAACAGCGCTACCGCAACCGTAACGATTAAATAAGGAAATGGCATGACCCAGAAGAAAACCAACCTCAAGACCGCGCTGCTTCAACCCACCAATACAGCGGTGCCGCACACACTGTTTGGCGTGCCGGTGCATATCCGCCGCCTGACTGCCGGTGAACTGATGGATTACGATGAAGGGCTTGGAAAGGCACAGGCAGAGAGTGACCAAAAGGCAGCAACACTGCTGGGCGCTCAGTTGATCCTCTCTGCACTGGTTGACGAGCAGGGTAAATCAGTACCTGCGTCTGATTTGCCTTCACCGGCAGAACTGCTGGCCGCTCATGATAACGCGGCGTTATTTGATGCAATCCGCGCTATCCAGAGCCACAGCTACGGCACGCTGGAGGAAGCCGAAAAAAACTGACCCACTCACCGTGGCTATGGCTGATCTATCAGTTGGCCGATCGCTTCGGTGAGCCTGACGTCAGAAAAATTGCAGCCCTCCCGGCCTCCATTATCCAGCACTGGGAGGCGTTCTATTCGCTGGTGGATAAGGCAACGTCCGATACTGCTAACCCGCCCCCTGTCAATCTGTCAGCCCCTGTCGCACCTGATGTTGATGAACAGTGTGCTGCCGTTATGCGAGCGCTCATGTAATGGCCGATGTAGCTACTCTGGCGGTAGCGCTGCACCTAAATTCCGCCAGTTTTAAATCTCAAATTGTCGATTCATTCAGAACGGCAGAAACCGCGTCAAAAAACTTCACGGGCAAGGCGCAGCAGGAAAGCCAGAAAACCACCGAAGCACTGACCCAGATAGGCAATCAGGCGAAGCGCACCGGCGGTCAGCTTAACTCGTTGAGTGGTGCGCTCAGCGCCAGTCAGGGCGGCTTCGAAGGGCTGCGAAGTGTGATCAGCGGTCTGGCCGGTGGGAGTAACATCGCGGTCAGCACGCTGGCCAATACGTTAATTCCGACGCTCGATCGTACTTTCATCGGTTTTAAGGGACTGACTAGCGGCTGGGAAGCCCAACGCGAAGCGGCAAAGGCTGCTGCCCTTGAGTTTAACAAGGCGGCGCAGGGCCAGATTGAACAGGCGCAATCTGCACGCCAGCAGGCTCAGGCGCAGTTTGAAGCTGCCAGACGAACTATTGAGCTTGCAAAGACCCAGCGTGAGGCAGCATTTGCCAGCGATGATTTCTATGGCAAGTTAGCTGATAGTCGAGTCAGCTATGCGGCAGAGCACGCCGCAAACGCCCGCGCCATACGAGAGGCTAACCTTGCGGAGGCCAATGCTAAACAGAAAATGGTGCAGGCATCAAAAGCGGTGCTGGCGGCAGATATTGCTGAGTCCCAGGGCAAAACCAACCTGCTTTCCTCCCTGAACCAAATCAGTGCGGCCAACAAGGAAGTTTCCTTTACGGCGCGCGCGGCAGCGGTCAGCACTAACCTGATGAAAAGTGCGCTGGCCCTGCTAGGTGGCCCGGTAGGCTTAAGCATCATGGCGGCGGTTGCCGGTGCCACGGCATTGTATACCGCGTTCCAAAAAGGGGAGGCAGAGACCAAGGCATATACCGCAGCGCTTCAAAAGTCAGGGCTTCAGGCCATTATGACGGTGAATGATCTGCGCATGCTGGCGATGACGCTCGGCGGCACAGAGAATGCGGTTAAGGCTGTCACCAGCGCCGCCGGCGCAGGATTCGGTGGCAATATGCTGTCGGACATAGCTGAAACCGGCACACGGATGAACGAGCTGGGTATGTCATCCGATGATCTTGTTTCGACGCTATCAAGCCTGAGCGGTGAACCTCTCAAGGCAATGGAGGCGTTGACCAATCAGGGCGTTCAGCTCAACACCACGTTTATCGATCATATCGCCACGTTGTCCAGGCAGGGCAAAACCAGTGAAGCGACGGCGTTACTTCAGCAGAAATACCTTGATGATGTGAAAGCCAAAGTCACCGAGCAGGAGAACAGCGTCAGCGGCTTGGCGTCTATCTGGACGTCGCTGAAAAATGAAGTGGCGTCCGCGTTCGATATCATCGGTCAGGCACACATGAAAACCGGCCAGGCGCAGGCACTGGCACAGGGCGTTAAGCTGGATATCAGCAACGATACCGCTAACGAGGTGAAGAAAACCAACGAAGAGCTGTACAAGCGGCGGCAACAGGAACAGGAAGCCGCACGTAAAGAGTTAAAGCTACAGAATGAAGTCTCCGCAGCGATTAAGGCTGGTGCTGATCCTAAAAAGGAACAGGCCCGCCTAACGAGTATTGTGTCGGCGCAGTTTAAGGCCGGAAAACTGACGGCAGACGAATACGCGCAGGCGCTTAAAGGCATTAACAAGCAGTATGGCGTAAAGTCCAAAGGGGCTGCGTATAGCGATAGTGAAGGCGTAAGGCGTCTGCAACAGTTGCAGCAACAATCCTCAGTGCTGCGCGCACAGGCGCAAGATACCGACAAACTGACCGAATCGCAGAAAAAGCTGGTGGCCTTCGATCAGGAGATAGCAGGCCTTCAGGGTAAGAAGCTGACCGCCGGTCAAAAAAGTCTGTTGTCCATGCAAGACCAGATCAGGGCGCAATTAACCGAGAATGTGGCGCTGGAAAAGGCAAGCCGCGAAAGGGAGATTGGCAAAAAACTGTTGGAACAAACCCGTAGCCTGGCGATGGAAACGGCCGCGAAACAGCAGGAATACGCCAACCGTAATGCGCAGATGACCATGTCCACTGACGCCTACGATCAGATGGTGGCTGAGCAGCAAATCAGGGAATCTTTCCAGCAACACCGCTTGCAGCTGGACAAGGAAGTGACTGACAAATCGTCCGAACAGTACATACAGCAGACGGCCATTCTCGCCAGTGAGCAGCAGAGGCAACTCGATATTGTCCGTAATGCTGCGCAGGAAAAAGCGGCTATCGAGGGCGATTACACTGCAGGGCTGAAAAAGGGAATGATGGACTGGTCAGCCAATGCCGGTAACGTTTATGGACAGGTGAAAGACGCTACCACCCGAACATTTGACGGCATGACCGGTATGTTGGCCAACTTTGTCACCACAGGCAAAGCCAGTTTTAACGACTTCGCCAAGTCTGTCCTGACCGATCTCGCCAGCATGATGATCAAGATGGCGATGTTCAACGCACTGAAAGCCGGAATGAACTTCTTCGCACCCTCCGGCAATGACCCAGGGCAAGTACCGATGTTCGCCAACGC